CCCCCCCCCCCATTTATGCCAAACGTTCACGCCTCAGACAAAGAAATGCTCGGCTTCTATGTCCCAAGAACACTCTCCCGCCGAGTCCGTAAAGCCGCGAAGGCCGCAAAACTTTCCATTACATCCTACATTGAAAATGTCCTCACCACTGCCACGCAAAAAATCGAACTCACGCCCGAAGACTATCGCCAAATTGCCGACGCCACAGAGCGGCATGATCTCAAACAGGTTCAACAGGGAACTCGTTCTAAAGGTGCAAAGGCTCGCGGCTGAGCGGGGTCTCAGCGTTTCCGCTTTGGGGCGGGCGCTCTTGGAGGCCTCAGTCGCTTAGCTTTTTTTAAACCTCGCGGTTACTATAACCCTCCTAGTCTAGGTTAACCCTTCTGTTTATATTTTTTGTACAAAATGTTCTCCATCTCGCAACTCGCAGACATTACAGGCAAAACACGCGGAACCATTCGCGACCATCACCGTCAGGGATGGCTCAAGGCTCGCACGTATCCCGGCGTCCTCGGTCTGCGGATCACTGCGACGGAGGCAAAGAAGTGGCTCAAGAAGCACTTCCCTACCATCTCCCTTTCTCCTGCGGTTTTGACTCCGACCATCTTGCCGCCCGTTGTGGTCGCTCCGGTGGTCGTCGAGGCCCCTGGTGAATGGATGCAGTCGGCGCTCCTCGACTCCGCTCACTTCGTCACAGCGGGCAAGAACGCATGTCACAACAGCCCGACCGGGGCAAAGCTTCCGCAGTGGGCACAGTGGCACCCTTCCCCTTTCCTGCGTCGCTGCCGCCAGTGCATGCACGCAGTCAGTAAATCACTCGTCAAATAAGGCGAGCTTCAACGCAACGAAACAACACAGACAACACACCATGCCTAAGCCTCTCAATATCATCGCCAAGGGCGCGAACAAAAACGACCTCGTGACCATCGTTCTCGCGGCTTCCAATCCTCGCCGCAAAGGCGGGCCGTATCGCATCGGCTTCAATGGAGCGATGCAGCGTTTCGACAAACGGGCAAAGGCTCAAGCGATTCACGACCACTACCAGACGAAGCAGGCGCAAGCTCGCCGCGTTCGTCTTCAGCTTCCAACCATCAGCAAGTAACGCCACCCCAGACCTCACACCATCATGCTTCCCATCACACGCGGCACAGTCCGCCGCCCTCAACGCATCGTCCTCTACGCCCCTCACGGCCTCGGCAAATCCACCCTCGGCAGTGGGGTGCCTGATGCTCTTTTTATCGACTTGGAAAAGGGCACTCATCACCTCGACGTTGCACGTCTTGAGCCTTCCGATTTGAAGGGCTTCGAGGAAATTATCAACTCTCTGCTGCGTGATGCGCAGGGATTTAGGACCCTCTTCATCGACACCCTCGACAAGCTCGAAGAGTTTGTTATTGCTGACGTTCTCCGCGTCAATGACAAGAAATCAATCGAGGCCTTCGGTTACGGCAAGGGTCCTATCATTGTCGGCGAGCGGTTCAACGATGTGCTGGCGCTGCTTAATAAGCTGGCCTTGAAAATGAACATCGTCGGCCTGGGCCATGTTCAGGTGAAGAAGTTCGAGCTTCCTGATTCAGCGGGCGCATATGATCGCTGGGAATTGAAGCTCTCGAAGCACGTCCGGCCCCTCGTCTCTGAGTGGTGCGACGCTCTCCTGTTTGGCAACTGGAAGACGAGCACTCGCGAAGTTGAAGAGGGGGACAAGACGAAGTTTAAGGGCATCGGCGGCAAGGTTCGCCGACTCTTCGCTTCTCACTCCGCCACGTCTGACGCGAAGAATCGCCATGGCCTCAAGGAGGAAGAGGAATGGAGCGTTGCAACATTGAACCGCTGCCTCGGTGCTCCGGTCTCTACGCCTCCTGCCGTGGTCGTGAAGGCTGCGCCCGTGGCTGCAAAGCCTGATGTCGCGAAGATCGCGGAAGCGGTTAAGACGGTCGCGGCTGCATCGCCTGCCGAATTGGTTCTGGCCGTCGAGACTCCTGCAAAAATCGACACGACAATCTCGGCAAAGGATGACACGATTCCCCATCTGTCGCCGGTCGTCGATGTCGAGACGTCCGTCGTCACTGGTGAGCATCCGCTCTCTGCCGTGGTCGGCGAGAATGAAGCGGCGGCAAACTCCTACCTTCTCAGCCGGTCAGAGATTAAGGCGGGGCAGACGTTCCGCGATGTCACCGCTAAGTATGTCGAGCGGTGCCTCCGTTCACCTGCGGCCTGGGTCGCTCAGTTTATGAAGGGAGTCGCGGCGTGATTGCTCTCTCAATCCTCTCGATGATCGTCTCCCTCGGGGCGTGGTTCTACGCTGGCTGCATCGAACGCCAGTTCCGCGACAAGCTCGTGAGCGAGTGCGCTCGTGTTCGCGCTCTGGCTTATGCCACGGGCTACAATGACGGCACTCTCGGATACGATAGGGGGGCGAAGCTGTGAGCGCGCTCATCCCTCGGCTCGTGGCTCTGCGTCCCTCGGCTCTGCCAAAGTTGGCGGAGTGCTCCAGCTTTCAAGGGAGTGAGTTCGCCGGTCCGGCTGCGGAGCGTGGAACGGCGATGGATGGAGTCTTTCGCGCCCTCCTTGGCGGGACGTTCGTCGCCTGGGCTCCTGAAACTTCACAAGATGACCGCGAGGCTATCGAGTGGGCAGTCGCGAAGGTTCGTCTCTTTGCTGGCAGTGATGCAGTGCAAAGCGAGGAGAGCGACTTATTCGTTGAAATGCTGGGCATGAAGGGGACGGCTGATTATGCGGTTCCTGTTCAGCGGTGCTCTGGCGATTTGAAGAGCGGGCAGGTGCGCAACTATGACGAGCAACAGGCGGCTTATGCTGTCGGGTTCATGGAACGCGAGTTTGTCTCTGAGTGGACAACTCACCTCCTGTTCTGCGACGAGCGGCAAGTCGTCACTCGTCGATGGACACTCGAAAGCGCGACCGCTCTCATCGCTCCAATTATCGCACGAGTTCAGACTGTCGGCATCGCGCCGACTCCTAACGAATACTGCGGGTGGTGTGCTCATCGGTGGACGTGCAAAGAGCGGCTTGAGCCTCTCTCGATTCTCCTCATGGGGGCACCGGGCAAGCTCGACCTTGCCACGATCAAACAGCACCCTGAGGACTTGGCGACGCTGCTCGACATCACGCACGAGATCACTCGCGACGATGGTCTGCATGATGAGCTTCGCCGGTCGGCGCTCTCGCATGTGCTGGCCGGGGTCGCGGTGCCTGGGTGGTCGCTGATGAGCGGGCGCAAGTCTGAGAGCGTGGAAGCTACCATGCTAGGCGAAAACTACGGGCGGAAGAATCCGCTCAAGGATGGCGGCAGTGCAAGGGTTCTCGCGGCATGCGGGAATATCACGGGCGGCAAGTTCAAGGCTCTGTGGGCTTTGATCTACGGCGAGGCTGAGGCTTTACCAGACGGTATCATTAAAGAATCTCACGGCGCGGCCTATCTGGCTAAGTCGAAGAAAAAGGCAAAGAAGTAAAAAAACAAAACGGGTTACTATAACCCATCAACGAATCAAAACATCATGGCTATTTCATTCAGCGCAGGCACCCCGACAGCATCAAAATTTACCATCTTCCCCAAGGGTAACTATCCCTTCGAGATCGTCGATGCCAAAGAAGGCAAGATGGACAAGGACGGGAGCAGCCTCCCCAAGGGGACGCAGTTCATCGAGCTCACGCTCAAGATTAAAAATCCCACGACCGAGGAAACGGTGAAGGTGTTCGACAACCTTTACTTTCACAGCAAGACGGCGTGGAAGATTGATAGCATGCTCAAGGCCATCGGCAAGCATCCCGGCGAGGGCGCTCTTATTGAGATCGACTGTTTCGACCTCATCGGCTCAGAGGGCTTCGCAGACATCAAGGTCGGTAAGAACAACAAGGGCGACGAGCGCAACGAAGTCGCTGCCTTCACCTGGGAAGCATAAACGAATCTGCCCTCTCGTGCGTCGGAGCAAGCTCCGCGTAATGGCAAGCTAACCGAATATTCGGCGCACGAGTTGGCATCTCCTACACGGCTATGAACTCCATTACTGTCACCTTCCCCCTGCCTGAGCGTGCCGTCTCGCAGAATGGTCGTAAAGGTATCTGGGCAAAGGCTGCTGCCACAAAGAAGCAGCGCACCGAGGCGGGGATTGAATGCCTCAAGTCGACCGAATACGCCCCTCGCTGGAAGCGGGCGACTCTCGGCATTAAGGCGTTTTTCAAGACTGCAAATCACCCCGACCCTATGAATTTCATCGGCTCACTCAAGGCAACAATCGACGGCATTGAGGACGCTGGTATTGTCGAAGATGACAAGGGACTTTGGCCCCTGCGTCCAGTGTTCGCCACTGACAAAGAGAATCCTCGTGTCGAGCTAACTATCACTGAGGAGGTTGAGCCGTGAATGTTTCTCTCAATATGTGGAATGTGAACGCTCCCGTTGCTCCTGTGAGTGTCGAGGATAGCAAGCTTAAGACTGCGCGGCATCTCGCACGCATCGCGAAGCATCCCCTCGGGACAGTTCATTGTAAGTCGTGCCGTGCGGTCTGTGACACGCTGGAAGTTATCAATCGCGGGTTTAATCCACGCGTCGCCCTCTGCAACATCTGCGCCTAGCCATTATGTACGATCTATTTGACCCGCCCCCTGTGGTCGTTGCTGTCTCTGCGTCGATGCCTCTGCGCGACTATCAGGCAGAAGCAAAGGACTCAACGATAACCGGCTTCGATGAAGTGACGAAGCAGCTTGTCGTTATTCCAACTGGGGGCGGGAAAACGATCTTCTTCGCATGGCTCGCGAAGCACTACGCACCGGGCCGGACGCTCATCATCGCGCATCGTGAGGAGTTGCTCGAACAAGCCAAGAGCAAGGTGCTCGCGGCGACTGGTCTCCATGCTGAGATTGAGAAGGCGGAGCGTCGGGCCTCGCTCTCTGCGGTCGTCGTGGTTGGCAGTGTTCAGACTCTCACCGGTAGGTGCGAGCGGTTTCCTGCGGATCACTTCGACTTGATCGTTGTCGATGAAGCTCACCATGTCCTAGCCGATTCGTATCTCCGAGTCCTGGCTCATTTCACCGGCGCGAAAGTCCTCGGAGTGACAGCGACCCCCGACCGTGGCGACAAGAAGAACCTCGGCTCTGTCTTCGAGCGGGTGGCCTTCGAGATCACACTCGCCCGACTGATCCGTGAGGGGTTTCTCTCTCCTATCAAGGTCGAGACTCTGCCGGTGAAGATCGACCTTAGCGGCGTGCGGAAGATGGCGGGGGATTTCTCGGTGGATCAACTCGGCAAGAAGATTGAGCCTTGGCTTGAGCGTGTGGCGCTCGTCATGTCCTCTAAGTGCTGGGACAGAAAAACAATCGTCTTCCTGCCTCTCGTGAAAACGAGCCAGCGCATGAGCGAGATTCTAACGAAGAACGGCATCGAGTCGCGCTTTGTCCATGGCAACGACGAGAACCGGGCCGATACCCTCGCGTGGTTTGCTTCTGCCCCTCCTGGGTCTGCTCTCTGCAACGCGATGCTGCTCACCGAGGGATACGATCAGAAGGACGTGGATTGTATCGTTAACCTTCGCCCGACTGCTGTCCGCTCGCTCTATACTCAAATGGTCGGGCGAGGGACGAGGGTCGTCGCGAATGTCGATGCACTCCCGACCGCTGAGGAGAGGCGGGCGGCTATCGCTGCAAGCTCAAAGCCTGAGTTGCTCCTGCTCGATTTCCTTTGGCAGTCTGAGAAGCTGTCGCTCATGGGCGCGGCGAATCTATTCGCAGAGAACGAGGCGACTGTGAAGGCCATCGGCGAGGCTCTCGCGGCGGGTGGTGAAGGGAGCGAAGATCAAGACGTGCTAGCCCTCGGCGACACCATCGAAGAGCAGCGGATGAAGAAAGTAATCGAGGCGCTCAAGGAGAATCACAAGCGGCCCCCTGGCACTCACGATGCGGTCGCGATGTGCCTCTCCCTCGGTGATGAGGCTCTCGCGAAATACGTCCCGACATCTCCACGAGAGGCGAGGCCTGCAACTGCTGGGCAACTCGCGACCCTTGAGCGGCTCGGCTTCGACCCTGCTTCGATTACCTGCTTCGGGCATGCCTCCGCCATCATGGATAAGCTGAACGTCCGCAGACTCGAAAATCTCGCGACTCCGAAGCAAGTCCGGCTCATGGCTCGCTTTCGCCACCCGGCACCTGAGTCGGTGTCGTTCAGTGATGCGAGCGAGTTCATCGACGCGCAAATGAGCGGGAGGCGTGCCGCGTGAAGCCTCCCACCTTTGCAAGACTCGTTACTGTCAGGGAACTCGGGGCGCGAGGTCTCCCGTCTGCTCGAAGTGCGCCATGCGGACGTGGCGGGCGAGGAATCCAATGCGTGCGCAGTTCAACTGGCTGCTCAGGTCGGCAGAGAAGCGCGGCATCGAGGTTACTATCACCTTCGACGAGTTCTCAACGTGGGCCATCGAGAACGATTACCTCGCCCGCGTTGGTCGGTCTCCTGACTCGGTTCACTGCGACCGCAAGGACTCAACGAAGGGCTACTCGCTCGACAATATCCAAATTTTAACCGCATCACAAAACTGTTCCAAAGGTGCATGGAGCGAAAGAAAATCTTATGTCTGTAATAACAACAACGGCGGCTCTGGAGTCTGCCCTTCTGATTGTCCTTTCTAGTCCCATCGGTGGGACGTGCTCATTCCCTCGCGTCTATGCGATGGGAGTCGATATGGTGGAGTGGTGCAAGAAACACGGCCTGCGGTTCTATCGCAACGGGCGGACGATCACGCTCGCGAAGAGAGTCGGCTTCGGCTTCCTGCGGATGGACTTCGCGGCTGCGCACCCATCTCGCAACCTCACGGCTTACTTAGATGGGCGCTATTGCACCTATGAAGTCGAGCACGAGTATCAGGCATGGACAAAAGCCGGACGTGAAGGAGCAGCACAGTGAGCAGCGGCATCAAGTTCGTATGCGGGTCGGTATCCTCGCGCCCTGGTCTCCCTGTCGAGGTATCCGGCTTCCCTTTGCCTCCCTTCGTTCATCAATACCTCAGCGAGGGGGCTCCCGAGGGCGAACGCAACGAGATGGTTTTCAAGGTCGCTCAGCAGTTTCATGCCTGCCAGCTGCCTATCAGTGAGGCGGAGTCGCGCATCGTTTCGGTCGCGGTCTCGCAAGGAGGGCCAAAGGTCGAGGCTGAGGTTCTCCAAGCCATTCGCTCCGCCTATAAGTCCAGCCGCGTCACTGAGCCCCTGTCTGCTCGTGCTGAGGCGTCGCAAGTGAAGCGGGCGGCAAAGATAGCGGAAACAGAGCCGGACTTCCTACGGGCGATTAAAGCGGCATTTCAGCCTCACGAGTGGGTCGCGGTCGTGAACTGCTACGAGAACGACAGCGGCGATTGGAAGCCGGGGAAAGCTGACATTATGAGCCGCACCGATTGGGAGCGGTGGCATGAGAAGGCGGGCGGCATCGGTGTGCGCTTCGGTGGGCAACCGGGCGGCGCTTACATGGCAATCAATCCTCTGCGCGAGGGGAGCGAGTCGCGCTCGAACGACAATGTCGCAGCGTTCCGGCATGTGCTCTGCGAGTGGGACGGGCCGGAGGATGGGAGCGAGCGTGCGGATCAGCGGGCAAAGGTCGAGGCGAGCAATCTACCCGTGACGCTGCTCATCGACTCCGCGAAGAAATCAATTCATGCCTGGGTGCGCGTCGATGCAAAGACGCGGGAGGAATGGGAGCACCGTCGCGACGTGATTTTCAAGGAGATGGGGTGCGACGAGAAGAACAAGGATCTCGCTCGGGTGAGCCGGTGCGCGGGTGCCGTGCGTCTCGTGGGTGAAGAGCCTCGGGTTCAAAAGCTTCTCGCGGTGAACATCGGCGCGAAGTCCTGGGGAGAGTGGGAGACGAAGCGGGTCGGCCTCCCTCCCATCGTCTCGCTGACTCAACTCTCAAGGCTTAACCCGCAGCCGACTCCCGAGGTGATTAAGGGCGTGCTCAATATGGGGCTCAAGCTGCTGCTCGCTGGCCCGTCGAAGGCGCGCAAGTCGTGGTGCCTGCTCGATCTCTGCATGAGCGTGGCACTCGGCCGGCCGTGGATGGGTTTCGAGTGCAAGGAGGGCAAGGCGCTATTTATCAACTTCGAGCTCACCGAGTGGATGCTATGGGATCGCGTCGCGAAGATCGCGGAGAGCCGCGGCATGATGCAACTCGGGGAGCGGGGCGACTGGCTGCAATTCTGGAACCTGCGGGGGAAGATTCACGACATCGCTCAGTTAACGGCGCCGCTCATTGAAGCAATCAAGGGCGGCGGGTATTCGCTGGTGGTGATGGACCCCGCTTATAAGGCCATGGGCGACCGTGACGAGAACGCTGCGGGCGACATCAATAAGTTTCAAAACGAGATGGAGGCCGTGTGTAGTCAGACCGGCGTAGCGTTCGCCCTGGCGCATCACTACGCCAAGGGTAACAGTCGCGAGAAGTCCAGCATCGACCGCATGAGCGGCTCCGGCGTGTGGGCTCGTGACCCTGACGCAGTGCTTACCCTGACGCCTCCTGAGCCGGTCAAGAACGGCAAGGACTTCGTCGATGCTGAGCACGACCTTGAGCTTGATATGAACCTGCGAGCGCACCCTCCGCAGGAGATGAAGCGGCTGTTTTGGAAGGGCTACCATTTCGAGGCGGTCGGCAAGCCGAAGTTTATCCTCAAGCCAAAGGAGGGCACGGCTCCCGACCAGCACGGGCCTATCGTCCGCATGATGCCGGAAATGTTGAGAGACGATGCGGTCGTGTGGCTGGCTGAGGCTATCGGAGTCACCAGCGACGAGGCTCTGAGGGTCTGGAACTCCCTTCGCAAGCCTGAGTATGGATTCCTCGACTACGACTCAGGAACGAAGCTCTGGCGCGGTGCTGGCCTGCCGTTTTGATAGTGTCGATCGTGCGCCCCTCGGAGCAATTCGAGGGGCCTTTTTATGCATAGCAACCGATAATCATTATACGAATATGGTCTATCAAAATCCGAGTATCTACTCCGTTTCTTGGGTCGGCTGGAACGCTGGAACGCGTTCTGAGCGTCTGGAACGCGTTCCAGAGCGTGCCAGGCACGAGGTCACTATGCGTTCCAGAGCGTGCCAACGCGCGCGCACTATATATAAATATATAGGTGTGTGTCTTTTGACAACACACACCCCGAGGCGGTTTACCAGAGTTCTGATGCCAGAACAGAAGAGCAAAAGAAAAAGCGAAAGGTAGTTGCATAGAATCAAAGGTTACTATAACCTCGGCGCATGAGCACCCCGACCGCACGCAAGAATTACAACGCAATCGTCAACGGCGACGACCGCAACGAGATCGAAGGCATTCGCGCCATCGACTCCAACGATGCACGGAAGCAGGCGAGGCGGGTAATGGTCGGGCGCGGCTGGACGAAGTATGACGGCCCCCTCAAGATCAAGGTTCGCATCGCTTAACCACTCCCCTCTCCCATGAACACGAACGAAAGCGTCTGGCTCGTCAACAATACCACCTTCGACACTCGCTTGCTTGCTGGTGCTGAGTCTTCCCTTCGTGCCTGCGTGCTCAACGATGCGGCCTTCCCCGAGGCGTTCGAGGATGTCTTCGCGCTCGAAGTCGTGACGCGTCCCTCGGGCTCGAAGTATGGAGTCCTTCGCTTCGCTTAATTTCTCAAGGGTTACTATAACCCTTCCCCTTTCCGACAACGGAGCAACGAAACCAAACAACACGACAGCACCCATGAACGCAGCACAACGCAAAGCCATCTCAGAGATTCGGGAAAAGATCAGCGACCTCTCGGGGCAACTCGGCGAGATCAAAGACAAGATCGAAGCTCTCCGCGATGAGGAGCAAGAGAAGTTCGACAACTTGCCCGAGGGTCTCCAGCAAGCCGAGAACGGTCAGGCTATGGAGTCTGCTATCTCGAATCTTGAGGATGCCGCTTCATCCATCGACTCGGCAGTGAGCGCGGCCCCTGTCGCCTACTCCGCGAAGGAGTTGATCGAGTTCCGCAAGCTCGTCGAGGGCACCGAGTCACGCGACCAGATGCGGCGGATCAATGCGCGCTTCGATATGCCTGCATTCGTCGAGCGGGTCGGCAAAGCCAAGTGCGACGCCATGTTTGAAGTCTTGAAGGAGGAAATCGAGTGAAGCACAAACTCACCCACGGGGGCGCACGCTCAAACGCTGGCCGCAAGGCGAGCGACAAGCCAGCGATGCAGGCAAGGACACTACGATTCACTCCCGACGCGCTCAAGAGGCTGGAAACGTTAAAGAATGCCCTTGGCTTAAGCTGGCCTAAGCTGGTTGAGCGGTTGGTTGATGCTATGGCAATGGTGAGAATGCTGCCGACTGCGGGGCATCTTGACGATTGTATTTGCTTGCCGTGCCGCCTGCGTCGGGAAGGAGGCCAGCAATGAGCCAGCCTGACGAGTTCCCCCTACTCTCCCGCCTGGGCGAGACCCTCCACGAGAACGACCGCTTGCGTCGCCTGCTCACCTACAACCTCGGGCGCGTCGATGAGCTTAAGCGTCGGCTGCACATCTACCGCGACCGCACCGAGGCCGTCGAGATTGCTCGCTTGCATGGCGTGATTGCGGGGCAGAAGGCCAGCATCGATCTACTCAGCGGGGCACCTGAGCGGATCAAGGAGAGCCTGCGCGCTCACTTTCGCGCTACGGTAGATGCTGGCGAGCTTGAGCGGGCAGAAGCTCGTTACGCTGAGGGCGTGGCAATGGAAGCCGTCGATCTGGCTGAGCTTATCGCACGCCCTCCCCTTTGGCTTGGGGCTTGACAGCCTCCGAGTTGATTCCCCTACCTTGGGGATGCCAGCCGTCAAGAACGCCAAACACGAAGCTTACTGTCACGCCGTCGTCAAAGGCGAGGCGGGCTCTCGGGCTTACATGCGTATCGTTGCCAAGAAGGGAACAAAGCAAACGAGCGCAGAGGCTGGGTCTGCTCAGCTTCAGCAGAAGCCAGCCGTCAAAGCCCGACTCGATGAGCTTCGCGCCATGGTCGCAGAGAAAGCCGAGGCCGAGACGTTCCTGACGATCAAAGAGAAGCGCGACTTCTGCGCCTCTGTCGTGCGCGCTCAGGGTGCAAACCTCGACGTTCACGGGAAGGACGCGCACCTCGTGCAAGGGCTCAGCTACTCCAAGGAGGGCGCGAGGATTTACGCCATGCCCGACAAGCTTGCAGCCATCAAGCTCGACAACGACCTCGCAGTTGATGGCGCTGAGGCAGGGGCGAACAAGGCAATCGAGATCATCATCCGCAAGCTATGAGACCCCTACTCTTCATCCTCTGCCTCTCTCTCTGCTCCTGTCGCACCGGCCTGTACCTCCTCGGGCTCGATGCGGCTCGTGAAGCGAAGGCGGAGGCGCAACTCAATGCACGCATTGCAAACCAGCAAGCCACACGATGAGTAAGCCTTTCCTCGTTCTCTGCATCATGGGCCTGCTCATCCTGGCCTTTGACTTCCTGCGTCCCCCACCTCCTGACGGTCTCGAGGTCTAGGGAAGTAATAGCGTAAATAGCTTGTTGACTTGCTCCAAGTTGATTCCCCTAGCTTGTGGGTGCAGAAGAATACCAAGCCACTCCCCCCACTCGATACCATTGCCTCGGTGCTGAGTTACGACCCTGACACGGGCCTATTACGTTGGGTTAAGAGCACAGGCAAGGCCAAGGCTGGAAGCGTGGCAGGTTGTGAAGCTCAAGGCTATATCCTCATCGGTATCAAGGGCAGGCTCTTGAAGGCTCATCGCCTTGCTTGGCTTCTACATCACGGCAGAGAGCCCGCTGGCGACATTGACCATGCGAACGGTAATCGCTCAGACAACCGAATCGAGAACCTACGGGAGGCCAGCCACGCCGAGAACATGCACAACCGCAGGGCCGACCATGACAACAAGAGCGGAATCAAAGGCGTGTGCTGGAACAAATGGAAGGGCAAATGGATGGGCTACGTCAATGGTAAGCACGTTGGATACTTCTCTACGCCTGATGCCGCTGAGGTAGCCGTCAGGGAAGCACGCGAAGCGGCTCATGGGCAATTCACCTGTCACCGAGTATGACCATCTCTCTCCCTCACCGGTACGACCCAAGGGATTACCAGCTTCCACTCTGGCGAGAGATGGACAACAAGAAGCGGGTAATGGCTGTGTGGCATCGTCGCGCCGGGAAAGACAAGCTCATGTTCAACAAGATGATTTGTAAGGCTGCTGAGACCCCTTGCAACATGGCTTACTATTTCCCGACCGCTAAGCTTGGCCGTAAGGCTCTATGGACGAACGTCGATGTTCGCAACGGGCTCCGAGTGATTGACCACATCCCGACCGACCTACTCAAGAAGAAGGTCAACGAGACGGATATGAGAATCGAGCTCAAGAACGATTCCACGATTCAGATCCTCGGCACTGACAACCTCGACGTGGTCGGGGGGAACTTCTTCGGCGTGGTGTTCTCCGAGTACCAGTCACAGAACCCGCTGGCTTGGGACTACACTCGCCCCATCCTCGCGGAAAACGGCGGCTTCGCATGGTTCAACGGCACGCCTCGCGGAGAAAATCACTTCTTCGAGATGCTGCGGATCAACTCGGACAACCCGGCTTGGTTCACTCAGGTGCTCGGCGTCGATGACACGAAGGCCGTCTCTGCTGCCGACATCCAAGAAGAGCGGCGGTCGGGCATGAGCGAGGCTCTGATTCGGCAGGAGTTTTACTGTGACTTCTCGGCACCGAACGAGGCCGCGATTTACGGCCGTCAAATGAACGCAGCACTCGCGGAGCAACGAATCGGAGCCTTCCCTATCGACGGGCGCTCTCCGGTGCATACCTTTTGGGATCTCGGCGGGCCTCGCAATACTGTCGTCTGGTATGGTCAACGGCTCCCCTTCGGGCGCTTCCGTTGGATCGATTGCGACTACGGCCTCAACCTCGACAGTCTACCGGCCCGCAAGGCTCACATGGACGCGAAGGGCTACATGTACGGCAACCACTACCTTCCCCATGATGCTCGACAGACTGCGCGCTCAGGCCGCACCTTCGAGCAGGATATGACAGACGCAGGATTCAAGAACCTCGTGGTCGTGCCTGTCATTCCCGACGTGTGGCAAGGCATCGACTACGTTGCTCAGCTTATGCCATCCTTCGAGTTCCGCTCGCCTGGGTGTGACATCGGTATCAAGGGGCTTAAGGCTTACGAGTCGGCCCCTGATTCAAGCAAGGGCGTGACGGTCAACCTCCCGCTGCACACTTGGGCCTCACATGTTTCTGACGGCGTGCGGACGATGGCCGAGGCTGATGTTCTCGGCTTGATCCCAAAGAACTATTCTGCACCGCAGGGAGACGTTAGACGCGTCCCCATCGTGGCGATTACCGGGATGAGAGGATGAGCGAATATCGAAACGTGAAATGGTGGCTTCCTGAACTGATGAATCTCTTTCGTCTGCCTTCGTGCATCTTCCGCTCATGGCGAAGGGCTGAACTGTCGGAGCTTTACAGGGAGGCGCGAAGGCAACGCGTGTACGTCTTTCCTGACTTTCGTCGTCGCATGGCGCGCAGGTGTCCAAGGAGGGCGAGAGGATGAGCGTTCTCTCCTGCATCGACTGCGGTCGCACCCTTGCCACATACGAGGCTCGCGACATTCCAAACGGGCAAGGCGGCGTGTTCGTCGCTGGCGCTTCCTTGGTTGGCCCGTTCTGTCCGGCCTGCTTCGCTGCTCGACTCTCTCCGAATCCCCCGCCCGCTCCAGTGGCTACCCTCGCACGCTTCCAATGACCGACCCCAAACAACGGCACGGTGAGGCAAAGCCGCAACTGCATCTCATCCCTCCCGCTGGCAATGATGAGCAGGCTCTCGCCCTCGCCCTCGGTGCGAAGAAGTATGGTCCTCGCAACTGGCTGCGGGCTAAGGTCGAGTTGCTGACGTATCTCTCAGCGGCTAAGCGTCACATCGACAAGGTGCTCGATGGCGTGGACATCGACAAGGAGAGCGGCGCTCATCACCTGGGGCACGTCATGGCCGGGTGCTCCATCATTCTCGACGCACGTCGTCACGGTATGCTCATCGACAACCGAATACTTCCATCATGCAAACCCCCTACGAACAAGCGGCGGCGCTCTACCCCGACAACGAAGACTTTCAAGCGGACTTGCTCCCGCACCTCGTGAGCGGCTACGTCATTTCATCGCCGACTCTGTTCGCGATGTTTCGGCCTGTGGACTCGACTGCGGCCCCTGAGATCCTTGCAAACCCGTGGTGTACCTTCGCGAAGCCTGACGCGTGGTTTATCTGGATGGTAGCGGGCGATGTAAACGAGATTTACAAACGCATGCCTTACCCCTTGCCCTTACTGGGTGCTTCGAGGTTCGGCCAGCCGGTGCGCTTCTATCCTTTGAAGCGGGCTCAAGAGATTGCTTGCATTCTCTGCGGTTGATTCCCCCGGTCGGGGTCGATGAAACACTTCGACGCTTCTCTCGACCCTGGCGGGCCGCATTACTCCCCCGACATCTTCGGGCCTGACGGTCGCCTTAATCGCTTCTGCGGGGGTGGTGGAGACGGCGGCGCGGGCGCTGCTGCTGCGTCCAGTGCGGCACAGAGTCAGAAGCAGCACGAGGATAATATGCGGCAGCTTCGAGCACAAGCTCGCTCTGCTTCCGAGGTATCCTCTCCGCAGTTTACTCCCGCGTCAGCTCCTGCTGCCGCTTCTGTCGATACGGTCGCCGCAGGCCTCGACTCTCGTCGCAAGGCGGGCCGTCGCTTTGGCTACTCCAAGACGGCAGACACGAACGCTCTCGGCTCACTCGCTACCTTGGGGGCCTCAGCACCGTGAGCGCGTTCATCGAGACACTTATCGAGGTCGCTCAAGCCGAGGTCGGCGTGAAAGAAACGGGCTTAACGAATCGCGGGCCTCGCGTCGATGACTATCAGCGGGCGACCTGGCTCGAAGTCAAAGACTGGGGCGCGTGGTGTGCGGCCTTCGTTTGCTTCTGTGTCCGCGAGGCTCTCGTCGCCTGGCACCTTCCGGTTGTCACGTCCAGCTTTGAGCGCCCTCGCACCGCGAGTGCATTCGGCTTCGAGAAGTGGTCACTCGCTCAGGACTCCACAACTCAGACGCGCAAGCCGTGCGGTCTCGACATCAAGCGAGGCGACCTCGTTATTTTCTCCTTCTCTCATATCGGCATCGCAACGAGCGCGCCTGATGGTCGCGGCTTCATCACGACTATCGAGGGCAACTCAAACGCCAAGGGCTCGCGCACGGGTGGCATGGTCTGCGAAGGCGTGCGCTCTGTCGATCTCATCCGCTCCCGCATCCGCTTCACGATCTGAATCATGGACACTTCCCCCACTGCATTGATTCAACTGCATGACTCGCTTCGCAATGATGCAAGCTCGATGATGAGCCTATGGGATGAGTGCGGGCGCATGTGCCTCACTCGCAAGGTGTCGAGCCTCGTCACGGCTCAGGCCAAGGGCTCCACGTCTGACAACTATCGCCCTGAGACTCGACTCCTCAACTCGGTAGCGGTCGAGGCGAACGAGATTCTCGCCTCCGGCTGCATGTCGTGGATTATGCCAAGCGAGGGGCGCTGGTTCGTCTGGAAACCATCGCCTCAGCAAGAGGGCAACGACGCCGTTGAGGAGTGGCTTCAACACTGCACTGAGGTCGCTCAAGCGATTCTGTTCTCCTCGAATTTCTACTCTCGCACGCATGAGGTTCTACAAGATCGCAGCACCTACGGCACGGCTTCGCTTTGGGCTGAGGCTGGCGTTCGTGGGCCGCTCAACTTCCGCGCCTGGGATGTCGGAACCTTCGTTGTGAGCGAGAATGCCGAGGGATATTGTGATGTGGTCTTTCGCTCGATTGAGCGCACCGCTCGCCAAGCTAAGGAGGAGTTCGACACGCTCCCCGCTGCCGTCCAGCTTCATCTCTCGACAGGCAAGATTGAGACAAAGACTCGGTATCTCCAGTGCATCTTCCCCCGTGAGATCACTGCGCAATCGGCAGAGAAAGGCGCTCGCGGGATGCCCTTCGCTTCGATCTACATCCACGAGGAAAGCAAGTCAGTCGTGAAGGAGTCGGGCTTTGAAGAGCTTCCGGCCTTCGTTACTAGGTATCTCAAATGGAGCGAGTCGAGTGCCTACGGTGTGAGTCCGGCCATGCGCGCCCTTGCTGAGATTCGCGGCGTGAATTACCTCGAATTGCTGATGGCTACCCTCGCCGAGGTCACGGTGAATCCCCGCATCATTCTCCCGCAAGGGTTCCAAGGTGTGCCGGATCTTCGCGCCGGTGGCATCACCATGGGCGGCACGACTCAAGACACCTTCCCGAAAGAGTGGGGCACGGGCGGGCGCTTCGACATCGGCTTAAATCTGCTTGAGCGGAAAGAGAAGGCAGTGAATGAGGCCTTCCATCGCTCGCTGTTCGAGATGTTCAATAACCGCACGGGCGACTTGAATATTCCTCACGTCCGCGCTCTCGAAGCTGAGAAGCTCTCGCGGTTCTCTCCAGCGTTTACGGCGCTCACGAGCGAGTTTATCAATCCCGTAGTCGAGCGCGTGTTTATGCTGCTCTTCCGTGGCGGTCTCCTCCCTCCGGCTCCCCGTGAGGCTTACGTTCTCGATGCCCTGGGGCGCTCAACGATTCTCTTCCCTCGGTGCGTGCAGACGAATCGAATGAGCCTCGCAATGCAGCAGGCTAAGAAGTCGGGGCTCAGTGACCTCGTCGCCATGTTCGGGCCGCTGGCTGCTGCTGGCATGCCCGTGTTCGACAACCTCGACTCCGACCGCGCTTATCGCGACCTTTCACGCGGGGAGGGGCTTCCTGCCGATTACCTCGTGAATGAGGACACTGTTAAGCAGTTGCGCGCCGGACGCGCTCAGGCTGCGCAGGCTGCGGAGCAGAAGCAAATGGCTATGGAGGCCATGAAGAGCAAGCCGCTCGTCGATGCTGCCCTTCCAATGCTCAAGGGAGGGGCTGCGGCGTGAAGGCGCTCGAAGCTCTTCTCTGTCCTGACAAGGAGCAAGCCGAGGCTTTCGCACTCGATTGCCGCGATGCCTTCGACTCGCCTGCGGGGCAGCGTCTTTTAACCCGGCTCTGCGCTGTCGCGCATCCAATGCAACACTACCCCGGCATGACTGAGCACGAGCACGGTCGTCACGAAGTAGTCGCAACACTTTGGAGGTTCGGGGCCGCAAGCCTCACGCCTCCCAAACCACAAACCACAGAACCAACAAAAATATGATCGTTACCATCACAAATTCCATCGTCTCCAAAGACGGCGAAGAAATCGGCAAAATCGAGGGCAACGTGTGCTCTCTCTTGAAGGCAGTCGGCCCGACTGTAAAGAGCGCGGCCTCGGCTGCTCATGGGTCCAAACTCTCGTTTGTCGTGCTCGATGCCGAGGACGGCGCGGGCGAAGACGAAGGCGCAGAAGGTGAGAGCGGCCCGGTCGGCACTCCTGGCGACGCTGGCCCTCCCGGCCCGGTTTCCGCTCCTACCTATCCCAAGCCTGAGCGCGACCCAATCAACGGCGACAAGTGTCCGCGCCTCATTGCCTGGAAGGCTGCACAGAAAGGGGGTAAGTAATCCATGAAGCTCTTCCCAAAATTCTTACTCGAAGGTGAACCGGAAGCAGGCGGGGGCGGCGGTGCTCCTCCGGCCTTCGTTCCTTCGTTCGACGGTGTGCTCGGCGCTGACGGTGCTTTCGCTGACAACTGGACGGCTAAGGCGTTCGGCGCTGACTACAAGGGGCCGCTCGCTGGCGCTAAGACATTCGGAGACGTGAGCAAGATGCTCTCAGACTCGATGACTGCGGCTCGTGCAAAAACCGAGGGCATGATTCGCGTGCCTGGGGCTGATGCAAAAGCGGAGGACATCGCGGCCTATCACAAGGCGCTCGGTGTGCCTGATAAGCTCGAAGACTACGGCTATACCCTCCCCGAGGGCATCAAGCCGGAAAACATCGACGCTAAGCAAATGGATGCGTGGCGCGCAGAGTTCAAGGCCTTGGGCATCCCAAAGGGTGCGGCTGAGAAACTGCTGAACAAGCATCTCTCTGACACTGCGACACAACTCAAGGGGCGGGCTGATGAGTATGCCGCTGGCATCGCTGCGGAGCGTGTGGCTCTAGCTGCTCGCTTCCCTGAGATCGACAAGACTGTCACTCTGGCGAAGTCCCTCGCGAATCGTCCCGGTGTGCCTGAGTCGCTCAAGGCTGCAATCGCTGGCGGTGCCTTCGACCCTACCAACGAAAAAGGATTCTGGGGCGCTGATGCCCTTGAGTCTTTCGCGTGGGCTGCAAAGGCCAGTGGTGAAGACAACGGCGGCGGGGCGGGTGGTGGTGGCGTGGGTGGTGGCACGCTCACCATGGCGCAAGCAAAGGCAGTGATGAGCGACAAGACTCACCCCGAGTACGCACTCTATCACAAGGGCGACGCGGCAGTGATGGCGAAGGTCGCGGCAGGCTATGCGAGCGGCAAATAACAAAGCCTGTAAATAGTTCTTGCAAAGCGGTGGGGTGATTCCCACCGCTTCTTTGTTGGTGGCGAACTCTGCAAAGACTTACTCGCCCCGCCCCTTCCGTAACCGGCTCCGAACAGGACTTACCGAGAGCGAAGTGCAACGCAAATCCTGCCCCTCAAAAGGCAATCGTTCACAACTTCTTTCCCCTCTTTTCTCATGTCCTTTGGACCTACTTTTCAGATTCCCGAACACACTCGTCGCCAGCTTCAAGACGGCTTCGAGGCCGCCATCGCTCAGAACGACAGCAAGTTCGCTCCCGTCATGAACATTGACCCCGCTTGGACTGCCAAGCAGTACGTCAAGCGCATGGCTCAGACTCGCGAGTGGCGCGTCAATAACACCCGCTTCGGCACGAACGCCGCTGTCGAGTTTGAGGCTGGCTTCCGCTCCGGCTTCTGGAACTCGCTCGAAGCGATTCCGGTCAAGTTCGACCGCATCGACCAAGCTCTTCTCGACTCGATTCCCCTGCCGACTGGCCCGGTGATTACCGAGTTCATGGCAGGGCTCGAGCGTATCAAGGATGACCTATTCATCGTCGCCGCTACTGCCCCCGCCCTCGGCGGCGCTGAGCCCTACATCACTCCGACCGCATTCCCTGCCGGGAACGCTATCGATGTCGGGTATATCAAGCCTCTCGTCGCCGTTGGCGCGAATCAGGGCCTCACTCCGTGGAAGGTGCTCGAAGCTCGTCGCCGGTTCCTCGCGACCTTCATCGACTTCGACCGTGAGGACATGGTTCTCGCTATCTCCTCGGAAGAAGAGATGCAGCTCATGCTCTCCGCCGAGGCCGCTCCAAATAACGCCTGGGCCAAGGTCACGATTGAATGGTTCAATCAGCGCCTCTCTGGCAACAAAGAGGCGAAGCTGATGGGCTTCCGCGTCGTGTCCTCTGAGCGCCTGGATGTCGATTCCGGCACTGGTGTCCGCACCTGTGTCGCATTCGCTAAGCGTGCGTTCTGCGTCGCTCCTATGAGCGGCATCGAAACGAAGATGGACATTCTTCCCGAGGCCCGCCATGCGCTGCAAATCGCCGGGTACGCCAAGTTCGGAGCCTTCCGCGTCTTCGATGAGATGGTCCTCAAAATCCCCTGTGACCCATCCCCCTAGTCTGTGACTTCTCCCGCCCCTTAGCCGGGGCGGGCTTTAATCCTCAATTTCTACTCTTCACTCTTTCAATCTTATGGCTTCCATCAATTCCGACTTTCAGGCCGCTGTCGTTCTCGCTGCCTCCTCCCGCAACTACTCCCCTTCTCGCGCCCCTGTCGCTTCCAAGCTGCACATTGCGCGCTTCACATGGACCTCGACAGCATCCCACGCTGACGGTGATCTTGTGACTCTCGGCTCTCTCGGTATCGCTGGCGCTCGCGTCATTCCTTCCCTGAGCCGCATCAAGGGCACCGGCACCGTGACGACTGCGGTCAAGATGACGCTGCAAAAGACGACCGCAGCCGGTGCGACATCTGTCGCTCTGTCTGCCATCACTGCGCAGCTTACCGACCCTCTCACCGTGACGGCTCTCACCCCCGTGGCGGCTGCTCCCGACACGACCGCGCTCGCCGTTGACGATCTTCTCAAGGTCGTGCTCAACTACGGCACCGGGACGACCATCACTCTCGCTGCTACGAATACCTATGTCGCCGAGATCGCTTACACCGTCGAGTAAGCCTCAAAAAATGCTGTTGGTTTGGTGTGTGGTGCAATGGCACGAGCGGCCCGTCTTAGTGGTGTGAGACGGGCCGCTTCTTTTTACCCTCAAAATGAACAAGACTCTTCTCGCGAACATTGCCCTCGGGCACCTCGGCTCTGCGCTCATCCAGTCAATTGAAGAGGTGTCTCCCGCTGCTCAGCATTGCCTGAGAATGTGGGACATCACTCGCGACTCGATGCTTAGAAAGCGAGCTTGGAACTTCGCCATCAATCGAGCGACACTCTCTCGATACTCTACGGCTCCGCTCTTCGGCTACGAGGCGGCTTATGCTCTGCCTGCCGATTACGTCCTGGCGATTGAGTGGAACGGGCAGCAGGCGGGCACGGGCAAGGCAGCGTTTGAGATCGAGGCGGGCCGACTGCTCGCGAATATCGAGACGGCCCCCGGTGGAACTGAGCGGGCACAGTTGAAATATGTTCGGCGCGAGGAAAACGTCACTTTGTGGGATGACTCATTCTGTCAGGCTTTCGGCTTTGCTCTGGCGGCTGCGATTGCTCCGGCCCTCTCTTCGTCGAGCTCAATCGCTGACTCGATGTTGAGCAAGGCGAGCGCATTCTTCACTGATGCTCTCGGGCCTGATGACCGCGAGACAATGCCGACAGTAATCAGGGCTCAGACAGATAGTGAATGGCTCAAAGCTCGGGAGGGTTTTAGAAACTGGTGAAGGCGCTTATCAACTCATTCAATACGGGCGAGGTTACTCCCCTGGTAGTCGGTCGTGTGGATCTCGAAAATCTGCGGCGGGCCTGCAAGTCTCTTAGCAACTTCATTGCTCGCGTCTTCGGTGGCGCATTTCGTCGCCCGTCGATGATGCACGTCGGTATGACCATCGACCCGGCGCGTCACTCGCGGCTGATTCCGTTCACCTTCTCGACGGTGAAGAAATTCAAGATCGTGCTCGGTCACATGACCTTTCAAATCCACAACGCAGACACGGCGGCTATCGTCCTGGCGTCGTCGGCTGCTCCATGGACAGAGAGCCAGATCGATTCTGTTTTTTACACGCAGGTGAATAACGTCATGTGGCTGTCTCACCCCGAGGTGGCAACGCAAGAACTCATCCGGCTCTCGGATACGACTTGGACGCTCGGGCCTATTCCTTGGACTCTTGAGAGCGCATTCCCTCCAATGCGCGACACAAACACGAGCGCGACAACTCTCGCCCTTGCTGCCGTGACTGGTAACGGGGTGCTGATGACTGCGAGCGCAGACACGTTCCAAGCTGGGCACGTCGGCAGCTATTGGCAGGTGTCACACTTTCGCGGGGTGCTCTCAACAGAATTAACGTTCACCCCTGACCCTCTGCGCAGTGGGCAGACGGCAGACGTAACGCTCGGCACAACTCCGGTTGTCCCTCCTCCTGTTTGGTCGTGGTCTCCTGCATTGCCTGCCGTGACTCAGCCACAAGACTGGCGCATTACCACGTCCGGCCAGTGGGCGGGGACGCTCTTCGTTGAGCAATGGAACGTCACGGATTCGGCTTATGATGTGGTAATTCAGCGGGAGATTCAGACGGGCAATCAACTCTCAGAAACCGGGACAGGTATCGGCAGATTTAGAATCCGTGTGAAGGATGTCACTGTGTCTCCTGGCTCAACGGTGACTTATACGATTGGCATCGGCCCCACCTCCACGAGTCCTCAGACGCTCTCCTTTGTCGCTCCCGCTTTCGCGAATGGTCCCTCGAATGAGATTACTATCACGGGGCAATGGGACTTGTCCACGTATGGCCGATGGGCTGGCGAGATGTACCTCGAACAAAAGAATCCTGCTGGCCTGTGGGATGTGCTGCGTCGTTGGACGGGCGCGATGGATCGTAATATTTCCGCGTCGGGCACGGTTGACGGGGAGGCTATTCTTCGGCTTCGCGGGGCGAACATCTACGCGGCTCCGGCTTCTGATGTGGCTAAGGGTCGCTGGGTGCTCGAAGCAACAGATCCTCTTATCAGCGGCCTCGTGCAGGTGGTCGGCTATACTGGGCCTCGGCAGGTGACAGTTAACGTCCTGCGGGCCGCATATTCCACGACTGCAACGGCGTCGTGGGACGAAGGGGCCTTCTCTGCCGTTCGTGGCTACCCTGGGGCCGTCGCAATGCACGAGCAGCGCCTTATCTTCGCAGGCACCGCAAGCCAGCCTCAGACCATCTTCGGCAGCGTGACGGGCGACTTCCGCAACTTCCGGCAGACTGGCCTTGATGACGGTTCTTTCGTTTATCAAATCGGCGCGCAGGAAAATAACCCGATCAACTGGCTCGTGTCTCAGGACGGTCTCATCGTGGGCACCGATGGCGACGAGTGGCTTCTCACTGGGGGCTCGAACGCACTCACGCCTAGCAATGTCACAACGAAGCGGCAAAGCGGCTACGGCTCTTCCCGTGTGCAGCCGGTGCTCGTCGGCTCGACGGTGCTCTTCGTTCAGCGGGGCGGGCTCTCGTTGCGCGAGTATGTTTTCCAGTGGGAGAGTCAAAACTATATTGCTCCGAACGTGACGCAGTTATTCAGCCATCGCACCCTTGCTGGCATCCGTGCGGTTGCGTTCTCTCAAAATCCTGAGCAAATCCTTTGGGTCGTGACGAACGACGGCCTTCTTCTCTCCTGCACGTATCGGCGCGAGGAGCAGGTCGTCGCGTGGTCGGCTCATCCTACTGACGGGCTCGTCGAGTCGGTGTCTTCCGTTTATGGCCTCCCGGCCTCCGGTGATGAGGTGTGGTTGATTGTGAACCGTGGAGGCACTCGACGCATTGAGAGGCTACGCTCCGGCTACTGGGCGGCGCTCGAACGTGGAGAGCAGGTGTGGCATGCAGACGCGGCCATCGAAAAGACTGGCACCTTCTCGACGATCACGGGCCTTGCTCACATCGAGGGCAAGGAGGTGGTAATCATTGCGGACGGCTCCGAGATGCCCCCTCAGCGTGTCACGTCCAATTCGGTGAGCGTTCCCCCTGGCACTCTTCACGCCGTAGTCGGCCTGCCCTATGAGTCGATGATTCAGCCGATGCCTTTCGAGGTTCCTCTTCAAGACGGCACCGCTCAGGGGCGCAAGTTCAAGGTGACAGAGTTAGTCGTCGTTCTCTACAAGTCCCAAGCTGGGCAGTATGGCGACAGCCTCACGGCTCCGTTTTACCCTCTCATTACGAGGCAGGCAACCGATGACCCGAACACTGCGCCCCCTGCGTTTACCGGAATGAAGCGGCTCACGACCATGAGCCAGTACAAGGATGACGCGAGTGTTGTCGTCAAAACGAGTTCGATTATGCCCTTGAATGTTCTGAGCTTGATTCCCACGCTCGACGTTTATGGAACCTAACGACGCCCCTCCCGCGCTCTCTGCGCGCCTCTATGGCTCGAAAATGGGAGACTATCAGCTTGTCTCTGGCTGGTGGGGGAAGCACAAGGATGAGCTATTCACCGAGACCGTGCTTCCCCCTGTCGGCGTGATTGTCGAGCAGGACGGCGAGGAGTGCGCGGCGCTGTGGTGTTATGAGTCGTTCGGTATCGGTGTGGCGTTCTTGGAGTTTCCAATCTCGCGCCCTGGCATGCCGATTAAAATGCTGATGAGCGTCTTCGGGTATGCGGTCGAGGCCTGTATCGCCATCGTCAAGGCTCGGGCAAAGGAGCAGGGTGGCGATTACTGTCTCTTTCGCTGCTCAACCATCCCAAGCATTGCGCGCATTCTGCCAAGCCTCGGATTTTCTTCGAGTTCCACCGTGCCGCTGAGCGGCTTCATCATGCGAAAGGATTAAAATTATGGGCATCGAGGTTATTGTCGGAATTATCGGGGTCGTTGTTGCCGCTGCTGGTGCTGGTCTGGCTTACTCATCCTCTCAGGATGCGGCCAAGTCTCAGAAGGAGTCAGCACTCGCAAACTTCAATGCACAGTCTGCGGCGGCTCGACAAGCAGGCGAAGCTCAGTCGATGCAAGCTCGTATCGCTGCGCAGATTGCGAGCAACGAAAAGGCGTCGATGGATCGCAACGCGCTCACCCTCGAACAACAGGCCAGCGTCAACACTCAGGCGGGCAGTGAGAACAGGCGACGCACTCGTGAGGACTACGCTCGCATGATCGCTGCTCAGCGTGCTCAAATCGGCAAGTCTGGCGTCGTTGACACCTCCGGCTCTCCTATGTCTCTCCTGGCTGCGAGCGCGGTCGGTGAGCAGCAAGCCGTTGACGAGCAGCTTTACCAGACGGAAGGCCAGCGGCGCGGCCTGTTTCGTGAGGCTGACAACCAGCGCAATCAAGGGACGGCGGCTCTGATGGATGTCTTCGGCGCTCAGGCCCGAGGCGGCGCGGCGCGGCTCTCTGCGACAAATCAACTCGGGCAGGCTCAGCTTGATCTGTACTCGTCGAACGCAGCGGCCTCCGGCATGGCTCGACAAGGGACGGCGAATCTCATCGCCAGCGGCGGGAGCATTGCGAAGTCGGCGTACACCGTAGGATGGCAAACCCCGCGCACGGCTAAAATCTGATGAACACAATTCTCTCTCAGCCAACACTCAAGACGGGCGGCGCTATCGCTCCCGTCCTCTCTGCTCCTGTCGGTCGCGGGTTTCAGGCTGCGCCTCTGCACTATGCGGCGGCTCCGCAGATTGACGCTCGTGGATTCATCTCTCAGGCTCAAGGTATGGGAGCCATTGGCGGCGGCTTGCAGGATGCGAGTAGCAGTCTCTTGCAGGTCCAAGGGGCGATGTCTCACGCGGTCAACGTCCGGCGCGTCACAGAGGCAGGCTTGAGCACTGCGCAGGCAAGCCAAGACATCGCGGCAGAGATCGCGCAAGAACCCGACCCTACAAAGTGGGAAGGCATCGCGTCAAAGCGAGCGAGTGAGGCGACGAAGAATCTCATCACGCCCTCAGACTCTCCGGCTGCTCGCCAGCAAATTGAACTCCACGCCGCTGAGTGGGGGATTCGCCTGGCTGGGCAGACGAAACTTTCGGCCATCGGTCGCCAGTTTGAGCTTACCGCTCAGACTCTCAAGGTCGCGCATTCTCAGGCCATCGCATCGAAGGACTACGGCGCGGCGAGTGGTATCGAGGAGAATATGAAACCCTACCTTGGGCCTGCCGCAATGGAAGATGCGCGCCTTCAAAGTGTCGCTGCTCAAATGACCGACACAGACGTTCAGGCTAAGACTCTCATCGAGCAAGAGGGCGCGGCTGCGGTGCCAAAGGTGAAAGCTCTCTATGATGCGAATCCTCATTTCGACAAGCAGACTCGTGAGAGCCGCATGGGTGGGATGGAGTATCAGGCCTCGATTGAGGATCTCGCCGTAATGGCGGAGAGCGACCCATTTCGTGCGGCTGAACTGATGGGCACGCATAACGTGCGCGGGCCGGATCAAGTTCGCCTCGTTAAACAAATCGAGAGCAGCATTCAGCAGAAGCGCGCCGACTCACTCAAGGCGGACGCTGAGACCATCAACGGCGGCGGTCGTCTCACTGCTGAGGCGCTGATTAATAATCCGTTTTATTCTGACTTCGACCGCAAGCAACTCGCGACCTTCCAAGACACCGGCCCAAAGAACGACCCCGTTGCTTACGCGACGCTCTTCGCTGATGCCGCGAATTTCAAGGGAGACGAAAGCTCTCCCGAGTATGCAGTTCTATCTCAGCGGGCAAGTATCGCACTCGATGGCGACCTTCAAAGCAAGGTGCTCGGCAAGCTTGGCGAGACGGTGAAGAACAAAAATCCAGACGAGCTTACGCGCTCGATGAATGAAGTTTTTTCGCTCGCAAAAGATGACCTATCGGCAGGCCGATTCGGTGAGCTTCACGGCGCTCTCGGGGATCTCAAAACGGCGTTACCTCCCAAGGCCCGCATGGAGGTGGACGCAATCAAGGCGGAGCTTCTGACGGATGCCGAGAAGGCGCGTCTCGCGGCTGAGCCAGCGTACAACGATTTCCTCGAAGGGCGCGCTCGTGATGTGTGGTATCAGCGCAACAACCCCAAGCCTGCGGATGGCGAAAACTTCCGCAATCATTTCGTCGAGGACTCCAACAAGGCGACGGCGGCACAACGTCGATACGGCGACGCGCTCTCGAATCTCGAAGCGTGGAAGAAAGCAAACCCGAAAGCCACGCCTCAAGAACTGCGCGCTCAATATGACAAGAGCACCGTGGGCCAGCGGGCCGCGCTCCCTTCTCTCTTTCCCGACTCCGCCCCTCACATCGACCTGGGCGCAAGCCTCGACAAGACTCGTGCCATCCTCCTTTCCAAATAACACACCATGCCCCTCCTCACAGAAAACGACGCCGTTCAAGTTCGCGACACCTTCGACCTCCTCGGAGATCACGAGAAGCCTGTCGCTCGTCAATGGCTGCAACGTTACGCAAACCAGCAAGCCGAGTTCGGTGCTCCTCTCTATCCTGCTGAGGAGGCCGCAAGCCAAGAAGCAACGAAGGCGTTCCGCTCGCAGTTCCAAGGACTCGATAAATCGACGGCCTCCGTTTCTCCGTATTCTGATGACCCCGACCGCGATAAGGCGATTCATGCAAACATTCCTTTCCTCGCTCAGCGGTTCAACCTCCCGGCTCAGACCATCGCCGACCGTCCCGACTACTACCGGGGCGAGTATGCTCGGCAGAAGTTCAACGTCCCCGGTGGGATCGACGACAAGGCATTCTACGGCCTCGCGGCGAAAGAGGTGAACGAGCAGGCCGCGAAAGAGGAGACGGCCCTCGCTAGCGCTCACGAAGGCATGCGGGCGGCACTCTCTGATATGGGAACGTTTGACGCGATGCCTGGGCTTGCGGCTGATGCCATGGCCTCGCCCGATGAAGAGGTGAAGCACAAGGCTCTCTTCGGAGCCTACAAGAGAACGGGCGACGTGCTCTCGAAGCATCGCGGGCTGCTGACTTCGATCATTGACCCGATGGAGCGCGACATGCTCGGCAAGCCTCAAGAGGGCGATTCTGAGACGTTGAGCGCGGCTCGTGCCTCTTTGGTCGATCTCCCTGGCGGAGAGCGTAGAATCGTGCTCGCTGCGCTGAGAACAGAGGCGGAGAAGAGGGGCAAGGTCAACTCAGCGGAAAAGGGTGGCGAGTACGTCTCTGACAATGGCACCTTCTGGCAGCAAGTCGGCGAGGCGGGCGGGCGGCTGCTCAACTCTGGGCTCTCCGGCTCAAGCAATGCCGATATTGTACAGACTCTCGATGCTCTGCCTGTGTCCGGCTCGGTGCGTGTGAATGGTCCTCTCACCTCGGCGGCTGATGCCGACCGCTATGTGAGCGATGCGTTGAGCTACGCCAGCGGCCAGCGGTTCAACGATCAATCCCCCAACCCCGCCCCCGTTCGTCAAGAGGGCGAGGACATCACCCTTACACCAGAGCAGACGATGCTCATCAATGCGGCCAAGGATCGCGCTTCTCGCGCCGTTCGCACTGGGCAAGAACTAGACTCCATCGGTTCCGCCGTTGATCCTATCCCGAATCTTTTCGCTTCGACAATCGGCACGAGCGCGGCGCTCGTTGGTGTGATTGCAGCGACTCGTGGCACTGCGGCCCCCGTGCTCGCTGGCCTTTACAAGGGCGCGGAATATGAAGAGTTGAGCGTGAAGTATCCACAAATGAGCCACGCCGACAAGTCGATGGTCTCCGGCATGTCTGGCGCGATTCAGGCGGCGGGCGACTTCGTTGAGTTCTCGGCGCTCAAAAACCTCCCCGGCCTCAAGTCTCTCATCGCTGGCAATTGGAAGGGTGAGCTCGTCAAGCGGGCGCTCGGTCGTGCAGCGGGTGCGTACATCGTCGAGAACGTTGTCGAGGCTGGGCAGGACATCGCGACCCCGGCCCTCATGGCTGCGCTCACGTCGGACGTTCCCGGCTATGACTGGGGCAAGGAATTTGAGAAGTTTAAGGGGGGGCGGGTGAACGTGGCAATAGGCATGCTTCCCTTAACACTGCTCGGCATCGGCGCGGCCAGCGTGCAAGAGTATCGCGGCGCTAAGTCCCTGCTCTCATGGTCCGACAAGCTCGGCGCTCAGGGCATCGTGGAACCGGATCGCGTCGCCATCTCCGAGGCCGCTCAGTCGGGCAACGTTGAGGCTGCGCAAAGCCTCCTGCGGGATGCCTGGGGTCGTCGCGACGCAACTGTCGCGGCAGAGTATCAAGATCGCATGCAGGCGGCAGACGCTCAGACTGCCAGCGTCACGGCTGAGTACGTCCGGCGCGGCCTGCTCCCTGACATCCGGCGCGATGGCACGGGCTACACGGTAACGAGCGGCGGGCAGACTGCGCGCTTCTCAACGTGGGATCAAGCTCGCGACGTGGCAACGCAGCACATGACGGAAGTCGAGCGTCACCAGTCGGAAATGGTCGCGGCCATGGCTGACAAGCTGATGCTTCGCGATGGCGAGTCAGTCGATGCAGTTCAGAAGGGCGAGACCCTCGGCGAACGTGTGCAGGCCGGAAAGACGACACCAGTCGAGGCGATGGACGCGGCTATCGCTGCGGGTCTACTCAAGGGAGTTTCGGCTCAGGAGGCGAAATCTATCGCTCATCACGTCTTCGGCGGCGAGACGGTGGACGCTCGCACAGAATCGATTCGGCAGACGGTGACGAATCTCGTCGCGCTCGGCTCGAATCAAGTGAGCGGCGACAAGTCTCAATCGACGGTCAACCTTCAAGGGAACGCTCACCCATTCCTGACGGTGGTCGAGGAGACTGTCGAAGGACGATGGAAGGGCGGGCTCGATGCTGGCAAGTTCACGAAGGCGCAAGGCGTCGCCTGGGTAAAGATGGCGGAGCAAGCCACGGGCGAGAAGTTCCTCGAAGGCGCGACACATGAGGAGGTGCTCGCATCAGCGGAAGCGTCCCCTCGTGCGCTCACGGAAGCGATTAGTCGCATCGTTGTGGCTGACGTGCTCGGTCGTCTTCAAGATGGCAAGCGTATCGCTCCCGGCTCAATCGGCGGCGCGCTCGATTTGAATGATAGGCAAATGGGCGCATTTGCTGCCATCCTGCGGGCCTTCTCCGAGTTCTTTAAGGCAGTACTCGACATTGCTGACAAGCTGTTTACGGCACGCTCTGAGGGCAAGCTTGGCGCTGACTATGATTCTCTTTTCGATCAACTCACCGGGAGCAACGGGCAGACTGTTCACGAGCAGTCCGTCGCTGATATGCTGGCCGCTGAGATGGTAGACACGTCCGGCTATTCGGAGGAAACGCCGGGACCGAATGGTGAAACCTTCTCTCTCGGTCGCAAGTTTCCAATTCCTGCGGGCCTCGCTGAGGCTGCACAGAAAGCGCGTGGAGAGTCGTCGCTCATCCTGGCCTATCAGGCGGCGCAGCGTGGCACGAGTTCGGCCATGGTGCCTATCCGTGCGGTCTATGATGCAATGAAGAAGCACGCCCCCGGCCTCACGGCTGAGCGGTTCATGCAGCAAATCAATGAGGCGAACGACAGCGGCAAGATTCTCGTCGGCCTCACTGAGACGATGAAGAGCGTCGAGGCGGCTGGCCCGTTCCGCGTGGGTGGTGCTGGTGTCGAGATGGCGCTCGCTGGTGGAGCGACGTTCTCGCTCACGAGTTCTAATTTTAAGGAGTGGTTCAAGGAGTCGAAAGTCGTCGATGGTGGCAAGCCTCTCGTCGTCTTTCATGGAGCGCCAGACGTTCGTGGTATCTTCTCGGAAGGGTTCAAGGCGTTCAGTCGTGGCTCGGTATTCTTCGCGACGGATTCAGAGCGCAAGGCAGCAACGTATGCGGACGACCGGCGCTCGTCAGATTATCAGAATGCGGAGCCGGGAATTATCCCGCTTTATTTGTCGATTCAGAACCCTGTAATCATCGACGCGAAGGGCGGCTCGTGGACTGACAATATCGTTTATCAGGCAATGAAGGATGCCATAGCTAAGGCTAAAGTCGGCGATGCGGACGGCATGATTATTGAGAACGTCGTTGACGACTACAAGGTGAGCAAGTCTTCGCGTCCGGCTCGTGTTTTCGTTTGGTTCAATCCATCACAAGCTAAGTCTGCTCTCACCGGCGCGATGCTTTCGCGGGTTGATCGTCTGCCTATTGTTGGCGCTGTCCCAAACTCCGGCGAGTTCTCGGCGAATGACTCTCGTATCAGCTTCTCTCTCGTGACTCCCGCGCAAGATGCCGAATACATGGAGGCCGTGAAGTCTCGCGATGTCGCCAAGCAAAGCGCCATGGTCGAGGCTGCTGCAAAGTCTGCGGGCTATGACGTGAAGGCTTACCATGGCACGAGCAAGAACTTCAAAATCTTCAAGGCTCAATTCGGTCGCGCTCTCTGGTTCTCCGAGGATCGCGAAAGGATCGCGTCGGGCGATGCAGGCGCGCAAGGCATCAAAAAAATTATGCCGGTATTTCTGCGCACTGGTCGGGCCGCTGGATGGACGGAATACGACAAGCTCGGCGAGTATCAAATCGTGAGAGACTTCGAGAGTGTTCACCTTGATGAGGACTGGATTATTTTTTCTCCCGAGAACGTTAAGAGCGCGGAGCCTGTCACTCGTGAGGGTGGCGATGTTGTTCCATTGTCGAAGCGGTTTAACCCCGCAAGCAATCGAATCACTCTCTCGCTCACGAGCCACGACTTCGCGGCCCGTATGGCCTCGGCAATGTCTCCCTTCGATGCGTCCCCCGCCCTCCGGCGCGAGATGTCGAAGATTGCCCTCGCTCGTGTGCAGCGTGTCGGCGCTGAGTGGGTCGCTCAGTCTGCCAAGCAGCGCGGCGCGAGGTCGATCAATAAGGAGGCGGCTATGCGTGAAGCGGTCGGCTACGCTCAGCGGGTGAATGACGGTCTCGATGCTATGGGTCCGGCTCTGCGTGCTGCGTTGGAGTCTGACGGCATGATGACGAAGGCGGGAGAGTTCCCGTTGATCCAAGAAATCACGAAGATGGTCCCGGTGTCCACAATCAAGGGCGACAAGGAAGTGCTCAAGCGTGACTCGTCGGGCAACGTCGTTAAGCGTCGCACTGGTCGGCTCATGTCCTTCACTGAGGCCAAGAGACAAGGTAAGACGCTCGATCAATATAACGGCATGCCTGTGCTTCCATCGTGGATGTATGGCGGCGGGGCGACTCCCGACCAGCTTTTGAATTCCATCCTTGAGGGTGACAATCCCGGCCTCGTGGCTGGTGACAAGACTGACGATCTCTGGGACGCTATCGCCTCGACGTTCGCCTCTATCGAGAAGGGCAACGCTGAATATAAGCAGGCGCTCGCTCAGGCTGCGGATATTCGGGCGCGCGCAAAAGCTGACGCGAAGCTTGAGGCTACGGCCTGGGCGAACAAGGAGCGGGCAACGTCGGGCAGTGACGCAACACAGCGCAAGATGCTGCAAGGCGGGCTGCGCACTCTCGACGCTCTTCTATCTGCTGTGCCTGCCGAGGTGCGCGTGAAGGTCGGCGGGTACGTGAAGCTGGCCGGTCTGGCTACAGACGAGGCCATGCTCAAGGAAATCGAGGCTCGCATTCAGAAGCTCGATGAAGAGCTTGCGAAGTGGCTCCGCAAGGAGGGGCTCGACGAAGTGACGGCTCTCTTCAAGAAGGCGGCGGCTGACTACACGGCAGGCAAGAAAGCAAAGGGTAAGCTCGGCGCTGATGAGCATTTCCTCTTCCAACGTGCCGAGGCCGTCTCTCGAATGACTGAGGTGCAGGTCGCCGGTGAGCTTGCGAAGCTCGACGTTATTCTCGCGAGTGACACACTCACTCCGCAAGAGGCGGTGACTGCGGAGATGGAGCGCGGTATCGTTGAACTCTGCGGGAACTTGTTCCCTCGCTCGATGGACTCGGGCAAGATCAACGTGAAGGGAAACCCGGTGCGGGTGCGCGGCTATGATGGCGCGGACGTGGGGCGGATTTACTCAGCGATTGACGCGCTCACGGATCTCATGCGCTACGGCACCCTTGCACAGAAGCAGCGTCTCATTGCGAGGCGTGAGCGGTGGCAGGCCATGCAACGGGCGCTCATCGCCTCGACTGGCACGGCGGGCACTCAGCGCGGGCGGGATGCTGCGGAGAAGGTCGCGGCGACATTCACGGGGAAGCTCAGGAGCGCAATGCTCTCACTCTCCTCGTTTCACGAGTTGCTGACATATAGCTTCGGAGAGAGCGACCTCGTGAATGCGCTCATCGATATGGAGCGAGGCGCATCGAATCAATACGAGGACGAAAATCAAGAGTTTGCCGATGGCCTAGAAGCTCTGTTCGTTCGCTTGGCTGGTGGTGGCAAGAAGCTCGAAAGCGATGAACTCGCGGGTGAGCGTCTCCGGTTCTCGATGTCACAAAAGAACATCGACACGGGCACGAGCACAATCTCACAACTCCAAGCAATCGACGCCTTCCTCACTTGGCGGCAAGAGGACGGTCGTCGCCACATGGAAGGGACTTTCGACGAGAGCGGCAAGGTCACTAGCGCATGGCATTACGATCAGGCCTGGATTGATCGCGTCACGGCGGCGATGTCTCCCGAGGCGTTCGAGGTGATGGCGTGGGTCTCTGACAACTACGCCTCCGAGTGGTCGCAGTTGAACCCGCTCTATCGTGAGCGCAACGGCGTAAACATGGCTCACAATAGCCTCTACTCGCCTATCTCTGTGAAGCCTGTCACGGCGAAGCAAGGCGAGATGATCGACCCCTCAACGGGGCACTCGACGACGGGCTCGATTCTCACCCCTGGCAGTCTCCGCACGCGCTCGGTGTCGGCGGTCGCTGAGCCTGACTTCCGCGACGCAGTGACGAAGATCATCGCTCACAAAAAGATGATGGCTCATTGGAAAGCCTACTACGATCTCGCTCAGGAAATGACGGGCATCCTCGGCAATCGCGAGGTGATGAACGCAGTTGAGGCAAAGGCAAGCCGCGAGGCTGTTCTCATGGTTGGCAAGTGGCGCGATGCCATCGCAACGAACGGCGTGAAGGATGCCTCGGCAGGTGTGGCACTGACGGAAGGAATGCGGGCCGTGACGAATCGAGCGGCTACGGTCGGCCTGCTCGGTCGTATCTCGGTGCTGGCTGTCCAGAGCACTCAGCTTGCGGCGGCATCGGTAAAGATGCCTGTTCTCGATTTCACGACGCGCCTTTACAAGCTCAACAGGGGGCAGCTTGGATGGGGCGATGCAATCAACTCGCCCTTCATGCAGCGGCGTATCAAGAACGCTCCGCCGATTGTGCGGCAGGCGATGCAGTCGCTCGCGACCGCCAAGAGTCCGAATCAAATCAGCCGCTCGGTTCGCTGGCTCGGTCAACTGGTCTCTGCTGCTGACGGTCTCTTTACAGGTGGCACGTATGCAATCCTTCTCGACTTCCATCGTGAGCAGGGGCGCAAGGCTCTACTCACAGGTGTGGAGCTTGAGACGTATGCTCACGGTGAAGCTGAGCGGGAGACTGAGCAGGTCGCTCAGCCTGTCCGTATGGCGACGCGCTCCTTCTTCGAGGTGGCCTCGACAAACCCTCTCGCAAAAGTTGGATGGGCCTACGCCTCCGAGGCTCGGCAGAAGCTCGCGCTCGCTGCCTGGGGTATCGTGAATGCCAAGAAAGATCCGGTGTACGCGGCGAAGGTTGTTTTCCTCGCGACGGTCGTCGGTGGCTTGCTTCCCGCTGTGCTTAAGAACCTGCTCAAGGAAGCCGGTGGCGATGACAGAAAAGAAAAGTGGAGCGTCGCGCATCTGATGAGTCAGACGCTCGCCTCGCCCTTCCATGGTATCCCTCTCGTGGATGAACTCAGCGGGAACGGCGGCATGCTGAGCGGCCTCGTGCATTCCCCTGCGGCTATCGAGCGCCTGCTCAATGGCGAGGATGATGCGGTGAAGCTCATCAAGGACGTGGATACGATTCTCTCTGCCTCTGCGCTGCTGCCTATCCCTGGCGCTGACAACCTCGCGGGCATTGCTGCGATGTCGCACGTCTTCACTGACGCCGCGAAGATGATCGGGAACGCGTTCGATTAACGGCGGGCGACTTCGCTCTCGACTCCGAGAATGAACGAATCGACGCGGCTCTTAAGGGAGTCGCGTCGGGCGCTCTCGCGGGAGATTCCTGCGACGTATCCGAGAGCAAGGGCCGCAATGGCAATGAGTGCGATTTTCATAGTCACCTAATGCACTCCAAAAGCGCACGCGTCCATCGCTAATATAGCGGTTGACTTCGACCTCAGTGATTCCCCCGGTTGGCGACATGGCAGTCGATTCAGAAATTACGCGGCTAGTTTTTACGGGCAATGGCTCGACCACTGTCGCGTATCCCATTAGCTTCACTTTCCTCGACGTGGCTCACGTCAAGGTCGGCACCTTGAACGGCGCGGGCGCTATCGTGGATCTCGACGAGAATCTTTACGTCGTCACGGCATCACCCGCTGAGGTCAAAACGAATCCGGCCATCGCCTCGGACGTTCAGCTCGTGGTCTATCGGTTCCTGCCACTGACTCAGCCGACCGTTTTCCCCGCCTCCGGCGCGATGTCTGCCGCTCAAATCGAGCAGGCATTTGATAGACAGACGATGCTAACGCAGCAACTCGCCCGTGCCATCGACGGGAACGGGGTCTATGTGAGCGGTGAAGGCGACGGCGCTCTTCGCGATACTTACGCCTGGGCCAATGATGCGGCGCGTGCAGCGGTTAAGCCTCGGCGCGCTGGTCAACTCGGTATCCAATACGACACCGAGGCGCTTTACCGTTCCGCCTCCGCGTCCGTGGGTGACTGGGTGCTTGCTGTCGTCGGCGATGTCGGTCCGACTGGGCCTCAAGGCATCCAAGGCATTCAAGGTATTGTCGGGCCTCCAATGAATTTCCGTCTCGCCTACAATGCGGACACGACATACTTTGCCGGCGAAGTCGTAACGTATGCGGGCGACGCATGGATTGCATTGCGCACAACCGTCGCCGATACCCCCGGCTCGTCCCCTTCTGACTGGACTCTGTTCGCATCCAAGGGCGACACTGGTGCGACTGGCGCACAGGGCGGAACAGGTCTCACTGGCGATACTGGATTGACGGGGGCGCAAGGCACTCAAGGTATCCAAGGTATCCAAGGGGTTGCTGGAGCTACGGGACTTCAAGGAATCCAAGGCATTCAGGGGATTCAAGGAATTCAAGGAATTCAAGGGCCGACCGGTGCAGCATCAACGGTAGCCGGTCCCACCGGTCCAGCGGGAACGACCGGCAGTCCTGGCTCCACTGGTCCAACTGGCGCGGCGTCAACGGTCGCCGGTCCAATGGGTCCAACCGGCCCGAAAGGTTCTTTCGTCAAAACGGAGTCAGGCATTTACGAGCTTGCTTGTGCTGAGGCTACCCGTCCCTACTTCTTCCATGTGCAGCCAGTGGGTGCGCCCCTGCCCCCTGCCTTCCTTGAAACGATCACGGGCGAAGTTCTTCGCTTCAACACGAGCGACGGCCTCCATGAGATGTGCCTCGGTGTGCGTCGTGAGTTCCCCTCGTGGTTCATGCCTCGGGCGACTGAGAAGCAGCGCGCTCACTCGGTGGCGTTCTGGGATGGCGAATACCTCCCTGAAAAGGGCGAACGATGGGAGGCCGGACAGTGAGCACCTCCACGGGGGACAGCGGCGCTCCCTACTGCGTCGCAATCGTCGCCATGGGTCCGAGTCGCTCCGATTACATGAACGATTGCATCGCCAAGTCTTCGCGGCATGCGGTCGCTGATGAGACTTGGGCAATCAATGCGATGGGCGGCGTCATTCAACACGACCGTCTTTTCTGCATGGATGCCTTACCCTACTTTGCAAAGGCAGGCCGCGAGGCAAACCCTGCGCTTGCTGGCTTTGGTGACTGGCTCGTGAAGCATCCCGGCCCGGTCTATTCTCAGCGTGCCTATGAGGGGTTCCCTGGCTCGGTTGCCTTCCCTCTTGAGGACGTGCTCAACGATGGCCGTTACACTTACTTCAACAACACAGTCGCCTATGCGGTCGGTATGGCCTTGCTACTTAAGGTGCGGCATCTCAAGCTCTACGGCTGCGACTACACAGCGGGCCAGCATGCAGACGGCCAGACCGGCAGGGCGTGCGTTGAGTATTGGCTCTCTGTCTGCGTTCAGCGCGGAATGAAGGTGTCAATCGCCCCAAGCTCGACGCTCTGCGACCAGAAGAGCGGGCGCGTCCTCTACGGTTATTCCTCGCCCCCTCTCATCCGCCAAGAAGGCGGGAAGATTTCTGTCACTCTATGAATCCCGCCCCCTTCGACATCTGGCAATCTCTCGCTTCTGCTGGCCTCCCTGCCCTCCTGATGGGTATCGCTGTGTGGTATCTCCAGCGGGGCAACACCTCGCTCGTGGCTGCTCTCAATGCGGAGAGGTCGGAGCGGCTCGATGGGATGGAGGCGCACATCGTAGCTTGTGACGCTGATCGCCTCGAACTCCGCAACATGCTTTTGCATCATCTCGGTGCAGTCTCAAAAAACGCTAACCATACCCTACCATGAACTACCTCCTCGCCCATTGGGCCGACATCATCGCCGCTCTTACGGGCATCATTCTCACAGCCCGCCTCATCGTGAAGCTCACCCCGACACCAAAGGACGACACCGCTCTCGAATCCTTCGTTGAGGCGCTCAAGCATGTGGGTCTCGTTATCAAGACTCCGCTCATCATCGCGTGTGCTCTCTGCCTCACGTCCTGCGCGGTCAACAGTGACGGCGCGAAGACTTTCGGCGGCATCACTGGCGCGGGCTGGCTGAGCGCCGGTAAGTCTGCATTCATGGCCGCTGTTCCGGTGGCGGTGAATGAGCGGTCAAAGTTCCAGCCTAAAAACCCCATCCCAAACGTCCAGCCATGAACGACTCTCACGCAAACGCAGGGCATAAGAAGCTCAACGGCACCGATGCTATCACCTCATCCTGCCAAGGGTTTACCCCGGTCAACGGTGACTTCACGCTCTCATCTATCACGTTCCCCTCGTCTCGCGCAGGTCGCGGGTATGTGGGTGATGCTACTTTCCTGGCGACGCTAACGTTTCTCGCCGGCGTGTACTATCCCATCCCTTTTACTGCCATCACCCCGGCGACTGGCGCGGCTCTTGGTTGGCTTGACTGATCTCCTATGAAGCTCGGCTATTCTAATTCTCTCACTGGTCAGAATCGCCCGCGTGGGTCGTCTCCTTTCGTGGGCGCTCTGGATGGGTTTACGGCCCCTTTGGAGGCGTGGAGCCATCGGCGCAAGTTGGTGGCGTCTTACTCGGGGGCGCTGCTGCAAGGGCGGCGGACGAGTGATGACACGCCTGTGGATGTCAGCGCGCTGGCGGATGGGGAGCTTGATGCGGCTGGGCTGCTGAGCTTTGCGGGTGCGAACTCGGTGGCGGTGGCGGCGCTGCGGGGGCAGGTGAATGGGTATGATCTGCTGCAAGCGACAGCTGACGAACAACGCATTTTGGTGGATGCGGGTAGTCTGGTGACGGTGGGAGGCAAGGCAGCGAGCCGTGGATTGCGCGTGTCAAGCGGGACTCCCGATCACGGCGGAAGCCTTGTCACTAATGCGTTCGGGGTGAGCGATGGTAATCCGGTCAGTATTTTCTTGCGCGGTGAACATGGAACTTACAGCGGAGTTTTTAACAGCATTATTGACTGTTATTTTTCCTTCGGCCTAAGTGGAAGCTTTGGCGACGGGGCATCAAAGCCCGCGTTCTGTCATAGAAATGGAACTGGTGCTGGCACACTGACCTGGATTGGTGACTTCTCTGGTGCTTTTAATTCAAATTATCTGCTCTCTATTATTTTTGACGGAGCTGGCAGTATCACACTGAGGGACGGCACCAATACATGGGTTATATCCCAACCGGCAGCCATTAGCTTCAACCAGATTGCCATAGGGATGTTTAGTGGGACATCTGAATACACTTCAGATACTAACTCCATTCAAGAGATGGCCATTTGGACCAGCGACCAAACAGCGAACGAAGCGGCGATCAGGAGCGCCCTGATGGCATGAAGATGTTTGTTCCAGCCTCGAAAGCTCAGGATTTGAGCGCGGCCTTTTTTGCTCTCTCCCGTCCCACAGCGGTGCGAACCCCTGGCGAAGTAACACAGTTTCTGTGTCTGGTGAAGCAAGACCTGCTGGGTGATTGGTGGGTAGTGCTGGACGATCAGCGGGCCGTACGCGTCCATAAGCGGGCCGACTTGAAGGAGATCGCTCCCCTAGTCCAACCTTTAATTTCTGCTGGGGCTCTCGCGGTTGATACGTTGTCAATCTTACAAGGGCGACTAGATGCAGGGAGGGGTAGGAATATTAATGTCTTCGATTCTTTGCCTGATGAGATTAAGGCGCTGGCTCTTGATGAGCGGCAAATGGTCGAGGCTGGAAGATTGCCGCCCCCTCCTACGCTGTGAGATACGCCTTCTCGGTCGTGTCCGTGTTCGTGTGTCCGAGAGCAAAGCTCGCGGCCTTCACGCCTGCCTGATGGGCTGCTACCGCATCCGCTGTGAGCTTCTTTACCTCATCGGCGTAGAGGCTGCGCAGGCGGTGCAGCGGCTTGTATGCGGTGCCTGTGAAGGGCTTGAGCCATTCGGGCGGGTAGTAGCGGAACCAGTAATCTCGCGTCATGCCTGGGGCTGTCTCTTGAACGATCAGGCCCGTAGGTCGAGCGAGCAACTCAGCGGCAAAGGCTGGGCTCGTGACTCGTGCTCGATATACTTCTCCCGTTTTGTGGGTGAACCCCTCCTCTGGTCGGTCGCGCATCTCGACGTACACCCCTGTCTTGTCCTCGACTATCCACGAGCGAGAGCAGGCGCTCACCTCGTGGCGACGAAGGCCAGCAAAGCGGGCGAGGCCAATCGTCCAGTACATCGCGCCCTTGTTCATGGCTCCCCATATTTCGAGCAACTCGGGCCGCACCGAGGGCTTGGGGATCTGCATCGTGGGGAGCCATTGAATATTCGTCGCGTCGTCTGGCACGATCACCCCGAGGGCTCGGTAGCCTGGACGTAGGCGCTCGATGAAGATCGAGGCCGCACAACGCACGGCAGAATTTACGGCCGCATTGCCTGGGCGGCGGCGGGCGAGGTCGATTTTCCCGCCAAGCTTCGAGGCCATGTAATCAAGCCAAAGCTGAGGGCCGATCTCGCTCACTGTCACGTCGCGCAGTTCTCTCTTGAGTGTGGTGCGGATCACGGCCCGCAGTCGGCACTCGTTTATGTATGCGGCCTTCTCGCCTGCTTTCTTGGGCATCTGTCGGTAAACAGCGAGCACCTCCTCAAGTGTCGCCTTGTCGCCTCGGGCTAGTATCTTCTGCTCTCCCTCGAAGTGTTCGCGGGCCTGACGCTTCGCGCTCGTGATGGAGCACGAGGGGAAAACGAGGTCTATCCTGTTGCCTCGGGCGCGGCTGCGGAGTCTCCAGCCCTCGCGGTGGGGAGTGAGCGTGTAGTTCTTTCGCTGCCATGTGACGGTGTGGGAGTCGCTCATGTGGTCAGTTTGTGGTCAAAGTGTGGTCGGTTGCTATGGTCGGCAATCCTGCACCCATTTGCCTGAAACGTCCACTCCTCCCAGTAAAGCGGCCTTCTTTGATGGTACCGGCGGTCGGACTCGAACCGACACATCCTCACGGATACAAGATTTTGAGTCTAGGGTTTTGCTCTTGCAGTTCAATGCCTTACCCTCATTTGTGGGCAATTTGTGCCATTGCTGAAAGCGGTTGATATGAAATAGTGGACGGGTTGCGATAAATAAATAAATCTCCGCTTGCTGGTTCTAGTAACCTGAGGCAGTGGTCGCTCTCACACACTGAGAGCGCAGCACGCACCCGACAACACGACCAAGACCCCCCCCCCCCATTTATGCCAAACGTTCACGCCTCAGACAAAGAAATGCTCGGCTTCTATGTCCCAAGAACACTCTCCCGCCGAGTCCGTAAAGCCGCGAAGGCCGCAAAACTTTCCATTACATCCT